TATGGGAGCGCTTTTGCGCTTCCATATTTCTATTTTAAATACATCTTCGGTACTTTAGGGCTCTCCTTTAATGTTCTTGCCTTGTTAATTCACCACCATTACTGCACCCCTATCTTATCAGAGTGACTCGGTTACTTAGATGTTCTACTTAACCTTGCCCCTTATGGCAACAGGAAAAGTTCCAAAACTGCTCGTTCCGGGAGATTCCCATCCGGTAAAAACCCAAGACCACACTCAACATCCGGAGTGTCTAAACCCAAGGACGACCATTGATAATATTTGTAAAATTCATTTCAACGTACTTATTTTAAAGCATCAAGCGTCATTATGTCAGTTGATTAATTAGTTTCACTGATTAATTGAGATAACAAACAACTTCCTAAATTTATTTTAAGTGTTTTGAGTTGAAGTTCACAAATATTATGCGATCATATTACTAATCACCGCCTATTTCCATATCTTCCGATGAATTCCGTACAGGAATGTAATAATTTTTGTTATTTGTATTTAATTTATAACTTTGATCTATGCTCATCCCACCGTTTAGCCATTATTAGGTTCTGTTATGAAACTAGTAATTATTGTTTGAAAACCAGTAGTTCCAGCGCGTCGTGGCCTATTGACCCCCAAACAAAGTCTTTGTCTTTCCCTAAAGGTTTGGTCACCTATAAGTCTGGCTCTAACATCGAGTACAGCAAGTCTGCCCAACATTTGTTGCATCTGACTCTGGGGGCAACAAATGTGGCGGGATAAAGTTACAAACCTGATAACACAGGTAGCTTTAGCACAAAACCCCACATTCCCACCCGAGTAATGTCAATTTTATTATTTTATGCACTTTATAACTATGTTATGGCAAATTTATTATAAAAATGTATTTCAACTATCCACCTTCTTCTTTCACCTTTACTGTCGAAACTCTTTTCCAGTCAAGAAAATCTTAATGAAAAATGTCTAATAACGAAAATAGCTCCCCAGCACAAAACTCGACCACATCAACACCAATCACCGCAATGGTTCCGGAAACTATTGTACCAGTGACCTCGGCGGGATCATCCGCACTTGGCACTTCAATTTCATCACCTGCTCAAGGACTTACGGTCAATCAAGGAACATCTAACCTTATTGACCCTCTTTTGGGCAATCAAATTCACACTGAAACAAACAACATCAAACTTATGAATGAGTCAGTGGGAATTTCAAACATGAACACACAAACAACAATGGATCGTAGATCACTAATCGCTTCTCGCGATTGGTTGACCAATGCTCCAGCAGGTAAACAAATCTTCAAAGATCAATTCCCTTACTGTTTGTTTTCATCTCCGTCTTTTCCTGGAGCTTTTGCTCTTGGAATTCACGAATATGTCAACGCTTCAGCAGTGGAATTCACCTTGCAGGTTTCAGCCTCTCCATTTTCAGTTGGAATTCTCCAAATGATTTGGAGTCCTTCACACACTCCAGACCTTAACAAATTTGGAGCCGCGACGGAGACCTTTTCCGACCGTGACTCAACAAATCCTGACAACATGATTGATACCTACTCAATGCTTCTTAACATTGGTGAAGGGAACACAGCAACTCTCACCGTTCCCCTCATCAATGCTCTTTCTATTCTTCGAACTGGTACTTCTCGAATTCCTTGGTCTGGAACAACAGCCCAAACAAATTTCAAGGCTTCAAATTTCAACTTTTGGGGCAATATTGCTGTCAATGTTTTTAATAAACTTGAGGGCATTACTGCCGATGAAGATCAAAATTTGAGTGTCAAAATTTGGGCTCGTCTCATCGAACCACAGACTTCTCTTCTTCGACCTTATCGCAATCCTATTGCCACCAATGCTCTTTCTACACAAGGAGCAATGATGTCAGTTGCCGCAGCTGTTGGTTCAGCACTTGCTAGTGCTGCACCCGGTCTTGCCGTGGGAGCTGCCACCACTGTTGTTGGTGCTGCCGCTCAAGGAATTGCTCATAAGGTTGGGAAGAAATGCACCTATTACACTGAAATAGGTGAAGATCCCATGTGTATCAACATGGCCCTTACTAATGATCACCGATCACTTCTTTCGATCGGTTATGATATTAAGGACTTTGCTGATTCAACTGTGGATCTTTCTGACTCACCTGCTGAAACTGATTTCCGCGCTATTTGCGCTAGAAGATCAAGGATTTTTAATACTCCTTGGACTGCTAGTGCTGCTTTGGATGCACCTATTCTCAAGTTTCCTCTTCATCCCATGACTGGTCTTTCTCTTAGGACTGGTACTGTCAACAACATCATTTCTCCTTCAAATCTTGCCTTTTCGGCTTTGAATTTTGCCTATTGGCGAGGTTCTTTGACCTACACTTTTGAGGTCGTTGGAAACTCCTACACTCGTGGGGCTTTGATGGTTGTTTACCAACCTGCTGACGATTTCAACACTCTTACGGACACTTCTTTGGCTTCCTCTTATCCACACGCTGTCATCAACATTGCTGAGACACGCAAATTTTCTCTTCGCGTGCCTTACAATTCTCAAACGCCTTGGTCTCGTACCCCCGTTGTCTCTTCTCTCAACGGAGGTCTTTCTCTCATTGCTTTGGACACTCTTGGAACCCTTTCTGTCATGATTCTTAATCCTATTCGGACTAATTCTGCTTCAACTCTTACATCTTTGGATTTGAACGTTTATGTTCATTCAACTGACATTGATTTTCGCACCCCATATCTTAATGGGGGTATTGCACCGACTTCTTTCATCTACAAAAATCCGATTGTCGAATTTGATGAAGCGGACAGATTGGAACTTCAAGGAAATTTGGAGGTTGATCCTCTACCTGGAGCTGAGGTTTTTGGACCTGGTTCTGATCCTTCTCCGACAAATTTGATGCCACATTCTCATACTGACATTCGCCAACTTTTGACACGTCGTGTTCCAATTGCTTCTGGAAACTTGGTCTCCAATTATTCTTTGATCACTGTTCCTCTTCCAAACATTGGTATCAGACATTCCTCTGATGCTGCCGCTGATGTTCGTCAGTACCCAGTTTCTTCTTTCTACAATCTGCTTTCAGGTTGTTATGCTTGGCAAACGGGTTCTCAGGTCGTCTCTATGATGTTTGGCAATGCCACTAACCGTTCGGTTAATGTTGTTGCTCAGGTTGTCTACAATGGTGACGAAAATTGGGTTCCTGAATTTTCTCGGGGTTTTTCAGTTGTTCCTTCAACTGCACAAGCCTTTGCAAATGTTTCTGAAAATGATGCTTCTCTTCTCTTCAACGTTGCTCTCAACACCCGGAGAGAAATTGGAATTCCATGGTATAACATGGTTTCTCAACTTCTTTCTGGTCCTGCTTACATTCGATCTGACGATGATTCAACAGCTATTCCGACTTACATGCCTTACGCTTTCCTTAAGATTTATGTCCAACAGGCCGGAAATCTTGCTCTTCCTTTCAATCTGACACAAAATGTTGGCCCAAATTTCCGCTTTTCCGAGTTTTTGGGAGCTCCTCGTTTCATTCTTTATGATCCAAATGAAATTTCCCCTCCAGCTGCTTCAGCAGCCGGTAGGGTGAGACTTCCTAGGGGCTTGACGACTTTTCCCTCAACGGAAGAGGATCTGGTCCTTGAAATGGATCGCCTTCGAGTCTTGACCAATGTTCAAAAATGCTCTCTTTGTTCTTCAAAGCCCTCTTCACCTATTGCTTTCATTAAACATCTTCAATCTTCTCACCCTCGAGATTATGCTGACATACCAGTTCCTTGCCCTTTCTGTCGAAAGTCTGGGCTCCTGGCTGACTGGAGTGAGCATAATCCCGAGTGTAAGATGTTTGATCGTCTTGAATGTCCTGTTTGCAAAATCGCTGTCACTGATGGTTTGAAATTGAACCATCACTTGGAAAACGCACATCCTTCTCTTCCTCTTTCGCTTTCGAAACCGAAGAAAACTGTCTCTGTGGATTTTCGCAATAAGATCTCGAAGATAGGACCCGCGTCCTGTTCTCAAGATCTTCACCTTCAGATGTTTTCTACTCCGCACTCTTTAGTCCAACTTGGGGCTGCTGCGGAGCGGTTTACATCTATTCTTCCAAGTGAGAACATCCAAAGTTCTTTGGATGCTCTAACTTCAGCTGCCACAAACTCTTCGGCTGGCTTGATCAATTCCCTCGCAGGAATTGACCAAGCCACCACTAAGTTGAAAACCACTACCGAAGGACTCTCTGAAATACTACCAAGTGTTCAAGAGTTTTTCGATAGTGGAACAGATTCTTTCAAGAAGATGAATGATATATTCACTTCTTTGCAAGGAGCTTTTTCAACTGTGGCCACACACACGCAGACTGAACCGGAAACTTTGAAAAATAGGACCCGAATCTTTGCCTCTGCAGCTCGTGCTGTTAGAGATAAAGATTGGGAGCCTATATTTACAGAGATTTTTCTGGAAATGTTCGACCGTTTTACATTGGTCGACCCAATGTTGATGACGGTGGGTCTCAAAGCCATTTTGGCTTTGATTTCACCGACATCAAGGATGCATTCTATCTTGAATGCAACCATTCTGGCTAAGTCTTCTCTAATTGTAGAGAAGATGATACCAGATGATTGGAAAAACATTTTTGGATCCGTTTTTCAGTCTGCTGAAGATGATGCCATTACTTTTGGCAAAGCAATTCTTCTGCTCTTTTCTTTTGGAGGAGTTGTTCTTTCTGGTCTTCAATCTCCCATTTCTTTCTTCAAAGATTTTGCCAAGAACTTTTCTTTTTTGAACCTTGGAAGATCTGCTTCTTCGCTTTCCGTTCTTGTTGATTCTATAAATCAACTTCGAAAGCGAATTCAGGAGCAGTTCTTTGGACGTTCAGTTTGGGAAGGTTATGATTGGTTGCTCAAGAATCGCGAATTAATTGGCGGCTTTCAAGCTGATTATTTCGAGTATCTTGAGTATCCAATCAACAAAATCCTGAATTCTTCACTCCTTCGATCTCGAGCAATCAAGATCGGAGAAACAGCGAAGTTGATTGCGGCTAACTTAGCGAAGATTCGTGTCGGTTCTAATGAGATAACCTCCTTGCAAAAACAAGCTGATTATTTCATTCAACTGGCTAAACAATCTCGTTCGGTTCCCCCCGGTCAAATTCGTGTTCGTCCCACGGTAGTCACTTTCCAAGGTGATTCTCAGTGTGGGAAAACTTTCCTAGCATCAACGGCTATGCCCCACTACATCAATGAATTGATGAAGTGGCCACAAGAGCCCGTTTTCATGGTTTCTTCAGCAACTGAAGATTTCATGTCCGGGTACAGTCAGCAAATGATCACAATGATTGATGATCTGTTGCAGATGAAGGAGGGTAAGGATTTGACAGGTTTTGTTAACATGATTGGAAATGCACCGTACAGGGTTAACATGGCTGCTTTAGAGGAAAAAGGAACACAGTTCCTCTCTGAAGTTGTCATTGTGACCATGAACCAACCGCATCCAAAAGTTGACAAATTTGTCTCCCATCCCCCCGCCATTTACAACAGATTATACGATTTTTATTTTCACGTTGTCCCAAAGCCCGCTTTTAATAGAGGCGGACGTTTGGACGTCGCGAAAGTTCGTGATCTTGGACTTAAATGTCCTGATGACTATCTGGATTTTTATCGCCAGAAGTACGTTGATGAGGAAAGGGTTCCTCCAATTGAGAATGCCTTGGCCGGTGAGAAACTTTCTTTCTTTGAGATTGTTTCGCTCATCGTTCAGAACATCCGCGACGAAGAGCTCACTGTCGAAAATCATTCTGAAGAAACTGTTTCTTCCGTTTTTCCTCAGTTTCCTCAGAATTTCCTTCCTTCCGATTGGGAAACTCATTTTCAGGCTGTCTCTGGTACAAAAACACGTGCCGGAAGAATTTTGAAAATTGTCCAAGAGCTTGCGAAGATTGACGGAGTTCGTCTTACACAACAGCCTTTTGAACGCCTTAAGGATATTCAGTACCTCATTAATGAGGATTATTCTGATAACATTCTTATGGGGCTCAACTGGGATGTTGTGTTTGGCGAAACCTGTTACGGTCGCACCCTCTATCTGCATGAATCTCAAGACGCAGCACATCTGGCAGCACAAACAACACCTCCAACGAAATTTTGGCATAAAATTTGGACGTGCCAACCGCACATCCAACAGTATGTCAAATTTTCGTTGGGCGCAGCCGGATCTGGAAATCCAGTCTTCGATTTTATTTGGAAATCTTGGAGAAAGATGTCACAGACCTATACCTCGTGGTATTATGCCTACCCTGTTCTCATGAATCTTCTGAAGTGGTATGCTATTAGCATAGCATTAAACTTCGCAATCATGGGCGTGGCAGGCGTAGCTACTTGGTGGTCTACAACATCTCTCTCTGAAGATTCCTCAGATGAAGAACCTACGATGACCCGAAGGGAGGAGGAACAGGATCAAATGGCTAGCACGTTTTTCGCACAAGAATCACAAGCTAGCTGGTACAATTCTGGTTCTCCTACTTCCGGAGCACGAGGTAAGGTTAAGGTTGCTCGGCCATCTGGTGTCAAACGGGGAGTGGGTAAGAAAGCAACACAGTCAGATATCCCACCGATGTTTCCTCTTTTAAAGAGAAACACGGTGAGATTGACAGCTTGTGGCTTTTCTATCCGCGCCCTTGGTTGGAAGAAGGATATTCTTTTGATCAACAGACACTTCATGGAAGCCATCCCTGATGGCGCAACCATAACTATGGAGAGGTGGACCCCTAATACGGCCACTTCTCGCCAAGAGTCTTTCGCAATCAAATATCAAGTTTCTGACACTGTCGACTTCAATTATGAAGACGATCAGCAGATGGATCTTGTTATGTGGAGGACTGGTTGGAAGACTGGGACTTTCAAGGACATTTCAAATCATTTTCTTCGTGAAGATGATCTTGATCGAGTCACTGGACAAGATGGTTATCGCATTTCCGACGTTATAACCAACTTTTCTAATTTCGCTTACACGGAATCAGAGCTGCCTTTTAACGCAGCAACCATGACTACGACCAAGATCCCCTTCGCTTTGATAGCAAAGGGGTCTGGAGAGAGAGGGATCTGTGGATCCCCCTGGATAGTAACTAATCCTTGCTATTTCGGTTCTCTCGGAAAAATCTGTGGAATCCATGCCTTCGGTGGTAAGGGAATAGTTGGAGCTATTCCCATAACCATCGAAGCTTTGGAATCCGTTGAAACGGGATTTTCTGAGCCTTCTTTCCAGCCCTCTTTGGTAACAATGCAAATGGCTGTCGATGATGATGCTGACACTTCTCTTGTCTATCATGATTTTCATGGTAGGCTTGCCCCTTCGGATGCTTTCGTGCAACCTCGAAGAACTGAGATCCAACCTTCACCAATTTTTGGCGAAATTTGTGATGTGACTCACCAACCGGCTGTTCTCTCTAATAGAGACCCCAGGTTGACGAGTCCTGCAACTTTTGACCAGGATTTGGTGAAGAAAACTGATCGACTATCTTCGTGGTTCAAGAAAGAATCCGAAGTGGATGGAGCTGTCAGCGCTATCATCGACGAAATCAACACCCTTCCCATCAAGTTAACTCCTCGTCTTCTTTCTTTGGACGAGGCAGTTAATGGTGTTGATGGACCACCTTTCATGGCTGAGACCGGTCTTGAGATGAGAAATTCACCTGGATATCCTTGGAACAAAAAGTCCCAAGGGAAAGGTAAATATCCCTATTTCACAGAACGGCCTCAGATTGAAGGCGAGCGCTTAAAGTATGATCTATCTGACCCTACTTTGATTGCTCGCGTCAATGAGAGAATGACTCTCGCCATGCAAGGAAAAATTCCTGACAATTCGATTTGGTTGGATGTCATGAAAGATGAGCTTCGTCCTGAAGCAAAATGCGCATCTGGCGCAACGCGAATCATTAATGCTCCTCCTTTGGACTTAATGATTTGCATGAATGTTCTTTTTGGAGCATTCCGCATCTTTTTCATGGACCCCGACTTGGTTGGATTGCCATTGGAATCTGCCTTGGGTGTTGATCCCCGGGCTTCATGGCCTGCTTTTGGTCTTCTTTATAAGCAAGCTATGTCTCTTTTCGGAGTGGATTTTAGTAAGTTTGATTCTTCGCAATTGGCCGAATTCTATCGACAAATTGCAAAGATCATTAATGCTTGGTACCGTGAGTTCCAAGCAGACCAGACACACATTGATCAAGAATGTTTGGCTAGAGAAACGGTGGCTTTTGAAATTGGCCACACTTTGCACCTTTTTGGTGCCACTCTCTATACAGATGACCATGGACTACCCTCGGGAGTACCAGGAGGATTTACCACGATCTTCAACATAATGGTGAACATGATCTTGGCCCGCATAACTTTTATGAGGACAGGATTGCATGTTTCTACCTACAGAATCCACACCAGAAATATCTTTCTGGGAGATGATGGATTGCACGCTGTGTTGAAGAGCGAAGACCCCAAAATTAATGAGGCATTGTTGAAGTACAACCGTATTGAACTAGCTAATGTAGCTAGGGAGATAGGGATGACTGTGACTATGCCTGATAAAGTTTCGGATCTGACTCCTTTTGATGCCTTTGAGGATATTTCTTTTCTCAAGTCGAGCTTTGTTGATCAAGTCATTCCGGGCTTTTATTTGCCTGGAATGGACAAGAAGACCATTGGAAATCTTCTTAATTGGTACAGACCCCGCAAGAACCCTGATCAGTTTAGGACGAACGTTCAAGAAGCGTTGAAGTTCGCTGCCCCCCATGGCAGAGAATACTACAACGAACTTGTGAACGATCTGAGACAGAACGGGAAGATGCAGGTTTTGTACCCTGGACATGAACTTACTCAGTTGCTTCAACCCTTCGAAGCAACTTTTTATTCCACTTACCTTCCTTTCGGATTGGATGGAGTTGAAACTACTCCCCTCTTCGGATTTCCTTTCGAGATTTAACGCTTGAGGACTGAAATGTGCGCAACGAATGCTGTAAACGGTTCAAGCCCGGCCACATTGATGATATCCTTTAGCGTCTCACATATTAATTCAACGGTGATTAATTACTCTTTCTTGCGTAATTAAGACATCGCAAAAAAA